CTGCCCGACCCCGACGACCTCGGGGATGTCGTGGCGGTGGACATCGAGACGCACGGCATCGACAACGAGGTGATCGACCTCGTCTCGTTCAGCGACGGCGACACAACGGCCGCCCTCGACTGGAGCGAGGGAACGCGCGTCTATGTGGAGCGGCTCATCAACAAGCCGGGCCGCCTGATCGTGTTCCACAACAGCCCGTTCGACGTGCCCCGGCTCAGGGTGAACGGCGTTGAGATCCCGGACACCGTGAAGATGTTCGACACGATGTTCGCGTTCGTGAACGTTCAGCCCGACCTGCACAAGGCGCTCGGGCGCGCGTGCTCCGTGCTGTTGGACCTGCGGCCGTGGAAGACGAGCAGCAGGAAGCCGGACTCGCACTGGCGGGCGATGGTGAAGGGCGACGGTCGCGTGTACGCGGCCAAGGATGCGTTCAACACGTACTGGCTCGCGATCCAGTTGACCGCGATCATGAAGGACCTCGGTGCGTGGGACTACTTCATGGGCGAAGGGAACCATCCGGGGCCGGGCGTCATGGCGACGATCCCGGTGCTCACGGACATGTCGCGCGGTGGCATCCGCGTCAGCCGTGAGCGGGCGCGGGCGTTGCAGCCTCGGCTGGAGCGCCGGCAACTGGCGTACATGCAGATGTGGAAGCGCATGTTCCCGCTGGTCAGCCCCACGTCGAGCCCGCAGTTGCAGAAGCTGTTCTACAAGCAGTGGGGCCTCCCGATCTACCGCAACAAGGAGGACGGGATCAGCGTGGACGAACTCGCGCTGGTGAAGCTCCAGTCATACGTGAAGGACAACCGGGAGGACGACACGATCCCCGGCGCGTGGCAGACCGACGAGCGGGCCGTCCCTCGTACGTTCGACCTGCTGATGAAGATCCGCAAGGTGAGCAAGATGCTCGGGACCTACGTCACGCCGGTCATGCTCGGTGAGGACCAGTGGGTCCACCCGTCGTACCTGCCGGCGTCGAAGGACGACGAGCGGGGCGGCAAGAAGATGGACAGCAAGGGCGCGACGGCGACGGGCCGGCTCGCCAGCTACGGGCCGAACATCCAGAACCAGATGAAGGACAAGATCGCCGGCACGACCGTGCGGCACCTGTACGTGCCGGACGAGGACGACATGTGCTTCGTCGAGGCCGACTACAAGAGCGCGGAACTGTACGTGCTGGCCGGGATGTCCGGGGACAAGCGCCTGATGGGCGACCTCGCGGGCGACCTGCACCAGCAGAACGCAGACCGTCTCACCGCGAAGCTGGGGCGTCTCGTGAGTCGCAAGGTGGCGAAGAACGTCACTTACGCCTCGCAGTACCTCGCGTCGCCGGCCAAGCAGTCGTCGATGATCTTGGAGCAGGAGCACTTCTACATCTCGTCCGCCGACTGTCTCGAAGTCTCGAACGGCATCTGGGGCTACTACACGGACGCGACGGCGTACAAGGAGATGCTCGTCGACATGTGCAACCAGCAGCGGTTCATCCAGAACCCCTTCGGTCGCACGCGCTTCTTCCACTCTGGTAAGGCGACGGCAGCGGTCAACTTCATCCCGCAGAGCATCGTGGCGGACATCATCTGGTGCGTGCTCCTGCCCCTGTGGCAGTTGGCGCGCAACCTCGGTGGCCGGCTCGTCACGACGGTGCATGACTCGGTTCTGCTGTGCGTCCCGGCCGACAAGGTCGAGGCCGCAGCGCGGGGCATGAAGACGATCATGGAGCAACGGTTCCACAACATCCGAAAGAACTTCTACGTCCCCGTCGAGGTGAAGGCCGGAAAGCCCGGTGCCTCGTGGGGCGAACTGAAACTGGTGGAGGTGTAATGGCAGACCAAGAGCATCACGACGGAAGTGACCTGAGCGAGATCCTCCGGGCCTCCCGCGAGTTCGTGGTGAAGGACAGTGGGCAGCGGCAGCAGTTCAGCACGGGCATGAAGCGTGACACGACCGAGGGCAAGGCCCGCTTCGACCTCGTGTTCGACGGCCCGCTGCTCCAGCGGCTCGCGGAGCACCTCACAAAGGGCGCGGTGAAGTACGAGCCGCGCAACTGGATGAAGGCGGCGACCGACGAGGAGTACGATCGGTTCCGCCAGTCGGCGTGCCGGCACTTCATCCAGTACATGCGGGGCGACACCGACGAGGACCACTTCGCGGCCGTCGTCTTCAACCTGAACGGCATGGAATACGTGCGCGACAGACAGAGAGGGCGCTGATGAAGGACATCACCGTGGCGGCGGTCCGCCGCAACAACCAGTGGCGTGCGGCTCTGATCGTGGACAACCAGTTCAAGGACGCCGTCATCGCCGACACCATCACCGAGTTGCTCCTCGACACGATCGGTCCCCTCATGGTGATCCCACCGTATGCCGAGGGCACGGAGGTGGCGGTGAACCTCACGGTGCGGCAGCCAGCGAGGGAGGTCCCCGGTGGACAAGCAACTCCGTGAGGAACTCGTACGCGACGAGGGCTGTCGCCTCAAGGCGTACCGGGATACGAACGGCTTCTGGACGATCGGCATCGGGCACCTGCTCGGCGCGACGGCCCGGATGACGGAGATCACGCTGTCGGAAGCGTACGCGCTACTGGAGGCAGACATCCGGGTGGCCGAGGACGCCGTGAACGCGGTGTTCCCCGAGTTCTCCGTGTGCGACTGCACCCATCAGGTGTGTGAGGCCGACCGCGTGCGGAAGCGTGCCCTCATCAACATGGCGTTCAATCGCGGTGAGGGCAACATGCGCTCGTCGACCACGATCACGCCGGCCATCAAGGCGGCGATCGTCTCCAAGGACTGGAGCAAGGTAGGATCGGCGATCCTCGCCAGTCCATGGGGCAAGCAGATCGGCACGCGGGCCAACCGGCTCGCGCAGATGCTGGAGACAGGAGACACGTACTGATGAAGATCGGGTTCGATCTGGACGGCACCCTCGACAAGCCGGCGATCGCGCTGTTGGCGAACTCGCTGCTGTCGGCGGGCCACGAGGTTCACATCATCACTGGCATCTTCATCGAGTCCGGTGACTGGCAGTCGAAGCAGGCGAAGTTCGAGAAGCTCAAGCGCATCGGCATCGAGTTCGTGGACGTGGACGACTACTGGCCGGCCAAGAAGCTGCCGGGCGGGCAGGCCATCCTCCACTGCCTCTTCGCGGTCGACGCGAGCATGGGCATCGACTACCGGCTCCGTGACCTCGGGCTCAGGAAGGGGGCTCTGAGCGAGAAGCTCGGGCTCCAGATCTTTTTGGACGACTCGGAGACGTACATGAAGATGATGCCGTTGATGAACGGCGGGATCACGCTGCTTCAGGTTCACTGAGGGCCGGAAGGGCTGGAAGCCCCCGGAGGCATCCGGGCAGGTTCGATTCCTGCATGTACTGGCAGTACGGGCGGTTCGATTCCGCGCCGGTCCACCATCTATGCCCCGTCGTCTAAGAGAGGACACTCGGATCGCATCCGGGAAATGCTACGTGTGACTCGTAGCCGGGAGCACCAACTTGAAAGGAAAGACACATGAGCATGTACGACATCACCCAGATGTTCGCCGGCAACCCGATGATGGGTGCCTTCTTCGGCGCGATGGCGCTGATCCTCGAAGCCGCTGCACACTGGCCGCACTGATGAAGAACCGCCTCTTGCTGATCGACACGGAGACGGGGGGACTGGACGCCACCCGCCATCCGATCCTGTCCTTGGCCGCCCTCGTGTTGGACTGCGAGGGGCAGGTCCTCGACCAGACGTACACGCTGATCTTCGATCCACGCACCATGGACGCGGAAGAGTCGGCCCTCAAGATCAACGGTCTCAGCGTCGAGAAGATCGTCGCCGAGGGCTTGTACCCGGCGCAGGCGATCTCGCGGTTGGTCGAGATGCTGCGGCGTCACGACATGGTCGAGAGCGTCACGCTCGTGGGCCACAACGTCGCGTTCGACGCCGGCTTCCTCAAGCGGCTGTGGGACGTGGCCGGAGCGACCCAGGAGTCGTTCGACATCCTGTTCTCGCATCGGAAGATCTGCACGCAGTCGGCGGCCCTCCTGTTGGAACAGGCCGGCGTCATCGCGCCGGGCGGGTCTTCCCTCGATGCGTTGGTGCAGTACTTCGGCATCACGCTGAACAGGGAGTACGGGCACAACGCGCTCAACGACGCGCTGGCGACGGCGGAGCTTTTCGAGTGTCTGCTGGCCCGGTGCAGGGAGGGCGTGTGAAGTCCAAGTACGCGCTGCTGCTGACGACGCGCTGCGGCTGCACGCGGCTCGTCGAGACGTACTCGTACCCGCCGCCGTACTGGACCGTGCCGCTGGAGACACGTTTCTCGACGAATCAGGTGAACATGTTCGAGCTTGGGGCCGCACTAGAGTACCAAGTGGCCCCGCACCGACGGTTCGAGCGTCGAGAGATCATCAGCGACACGCACAACCTCATCATCATCCGCTACGCAGAAGTCGAGTAGGAGCCGGTTCGCGACCGGCTGATCTGGCGAGACAGGCCCCGCTTCTGGCGGGTGACCGACCGGGCGAACCTAGAGATGAATGGGCCGTGAGCGCGCGAGCGCGTCGAGTACGGCTAGAGCCCGACCATCGTTGTCTCGTAGCTCAAGGGTAGAGCAAGCGGATGATAACCGCTCGACGACCGTTCAACTCGGTCCGAGACTACCATCGTTGGCGAGTAGCTCAGTTGGTAGAGCGCCGGCCTGTTAAGCCGGTACGCGCAGGTTCGAGTCCTGCCTCGCCAGCCAGCGGGTGGGTCCATCCGTAGTAGGATGCAGTCCGTGGGCCACTATGTACAGTGACAGTCGGACGCCCCCACAAACACAAAAAGCCCCGTCAGTCCTCTCAAGGGACCGGCGGGGCTTTCGTGTTTTCTGGGTGCTACTTGTTCATGCGCTTCTCGACGAGCGTCGCGCCGACCGCGAAGCCGACTCCGAAGAGCAGGCCGTTCGCAGCGATGCCAACGCCGCTGACGAGCAACTGAAGAACCATCATGAGGACCACCATGTGAACCTCCTACTTGGCGACGCCTTGGAGCTTCTCGACCGTGCGCATGCCGCCGAGGCCGAGCATGCCGATGAGGAGCGTGGTGAGCAACTCGGTCTGCATCGCCGGGACCGCAACCGGGTGACCTGCGAGCGCCGTGCCCCACACGATCAGTGGACCGACCACCAACTGGAACGCGAGGGCTGCCCCGCACACCCAGCCGATGAACGGCCGCCAACGGCTCGTGAACGGGTCGGCGCTGCCGGCCTCGATCTTGTTGATGTCGACCTGCCCCGCGATGATCGCGAGGTCGCCCGACTGGCGGAGGTCCTCCAGCTTCTGGAGAGCCTCGGCCTTCGCCTTCGGATCGGGAAGGACCTTGTCCAGCACCTTCCCGACCACGTCGATCAGACTGCCGAGTGGATCGAACGCCATGCTACCCCCTGTTCATCTTCTTGAGACGGTTCGCTTCGTACTTCGCGCGGTTCCCATCCTCCGGCGCAGCGGGGTCGTTGTCGACGACCTTCGGTGCCTTCGGCGTCAGGGCCTCACGGATCTTCTTCTGATCGAGCGGACTCTGTCGCGGGGCCATTCAGTGCCCTCGCTCGATGAGCCGATCGAGCTTCCGGTTCATCTCCTTCTGCCCGTCCTTGATCTCGTCGATGTCCTTGTGGATGTCGTCCACCTTCGTCTCGACGACGCCGATGCGGACCTCGTGCTTCCAGTTCGAGACGGACGCCCACGTACACCATGCGACCCCGCCCGACAGGACGAGGCCGACGATGGCCTGCACGATCCACATCGGGATCGTGCCGAGGCTCCGGCTGAGGCTGTTGCTGCTAGCTGCGTGACTCACTGACTCCCTCCGGGGGAGACCAACGGGACCGTGGGCTGACCGGAGAGCTTCGCCTGCCGGTACGCATCCACGTTCGTCTTGATCCACTCCTGCCGTGCCTTCAGTCGGCCGGCCTTGATGTAGCTCCGCAGCACGGCCTTTGCGGCGACCGGGCTGAGGTTCTTGGAACGCGCCAACGCGAGCGTCGTCGCTTCCGAATCCGCCTGCTGAATCATCTTCGCGTACGCCTGCGAGTCACCGATCGGGACCTGACCCTTCACGCCGAGGAACGGCACCACCTCTTGGTGGGGAGCCGATGCGTAGGTCTGGAGGCCGATGCCGAACGTCGCCGGGATCGCATAGAGCAAGCCCTCGATGCCCTTGTCCTGAAGCACCGAGTACATGTCCTGCATCATGAGCGGCGTCACGCGCGAGATGACCTCGTCCGACAGCTTGAACGGCTTGCCGGCCTGATCCTTCCCTCGCAGCCAGTCCGTCACGAACGACGCCACAGGGGCCTCCTTCGAGATCAGGAACTGCGTCACCTTGTCGAGGCGATTCGGGATGCCGAACTTCGAGCCGAGTTCCGTCACCTTGCCGGTCTCCGAGTTCATCTGCTGGTTCGTCGCAAGCTGCGTGAACAGGCGGATGAACTGGAACATGCCGCCGCCGAGGTCGATGCGCGTGTTGCCGATGCGCACCTTGCCGGCGTCCGGGTTGCGGAAGTCCCACGTCACCTTCGCGCCGGCAGCGCCCGCGAGGCCCACCAGCGAGACGATCGCAGCCGCACTGGACATCACGGTCTTGATCGCCTGCATGCGGACGTACGGGTGCATCTGCGCGTAGTAGAGCGGGTTCAGCGTCTGGAGCCGAGCCATGGCGAGCCGGGGCGAGAACAGGATCGTGTTGAGGGCACTGATGTTCGTCCCCTTGCCACCGCCACGGCCGGTGAACGTGTTCACCATCTCCGCGAGGTCGCTGAGGAACTTCGTGTTCTTCACGTCCACGACCGAGGCCGCCG